TCCAGTTGACCAGACTCCGCAGAATGCCGGGGTGCCGCTGACGCTTGGCCAGTTGGCTGTGAGAGAGGTGGAGGTCAGGGCGGCGGCCAAGCCATCAAGCGCGGCATCGAGATCGGATAGCGCGGAGGCTCCAAGCAAGGCCGGGGAGACAACACGGATGGTCACGGGGGCCTTCCAGAGATTCCCAGCCACATGGTCAACCGAGGCCACCGAGATGACCAACGTCGTGGTCTCAGGAGGAATCTCTTGGTAGCTTGTGCCCGTGTGGATCACAGCCGTCGGGAAGGAGACGGCGAGGGCCGACTTGAAAGCCGATTCAATGGCTAGGGGATTCATGGGATTAGTCGCGGAGTGCCTGGACGGTGATCGACGGATTCACCGGGTCGCCGATATTGCTGACCGAGTGCTCGATCCTGAATGTGACGTTCTCATCCTCGAGCTTCAGGACGGCACCCTTGACGGGCTTCGCAGCGCGGCCAATAGGCCAGACTGCGGTCAGGGAGGTGGCGATGTTGAACCCGCCAGTTTCCAAGCTGTCAGAGATCGAGGGGAAGCTGACCGAGGCAAAGAAGGGCTTGCCCCCGGCAATGGAGATCCGTGTGCCAGTCGCGTCGGAGACGTAGCCGATGCGCTTGCGGGATGCCCGGAGGATGGTGCTGCGCTTCACACCAGATCGTAGGTGTCAAAACAGCCTTCAGCCTTCAGTCTTCAGTCTATCCACCTTTCTCCACAAAAAGCAGAAGGCCGTCCCCCACGCACGAGGGACGGCCTTGCTTGGTTTGCCTAGTCCTAGTGGGAGACTTAGGCGGCGGCGACGATGAGGCCCATCGTTCCGGAAGTGACGGCCTTTGCGGCTCCGAACATCACCTCAGCGGAGGCGACGATCGCGCGGGAGTTGCGATCTGCCATCACGTTGTAGTAGATGCTCATGCCGAGCTGCTCGAGAACCACCACGTCGCTGACCAGATACTCGTCACGGACGTGATCGAGCGCAGGAGCGGCGGAGGCAATCGCCAGCGCCTCGGGGCTGCAAGCGAAACCAGCGAGGCGGGTCTGACCGCTGAACTGATTCGCGTAGAACACGCCGTTGTCGAACCCATAAGCGCCCTTGTCGAGCGTGATCGAGGTCGTCGCGGTCGGGATGATGCCGCTGTAGAGGGTCGGCGAGAGCACGAGGCCCTTGCTGCTGCTCTTGCTGACGGAGGCCCAGAGCTTGGCGAGATCGCCAGCGGCGAAGTTCGCGGAAGCAGTGGCGGGAGCGACGACTGCCGAGCCGTAGTTGGCAACGGTGATCGGGGTGGTCACAACGGCCCAAATCTTGTCGGCGAGGGCGTTGAGGTTGATCTTCACCAGCTTCTCAAGCTTGATGCCGGACTGAATGTCCGAGTAATCGAGGCCGAAGGGCTGATAGAGGTGGTCGAGGGCGACGGTGGCCTTGTCCAGAGTCGTGCCGCCCGTGCTGTTGAAGCTGGTCGGGTTGGTCTGGGTGCTGGAGGTTGCCGTGGCGACGGGCACCTGGATGGTGTCCTTGGGCTTCTTGACCTCTGCGGAGAAGTCGGAGGAGAACAGATTCAGAGCTGCGAGGCGGTTGCCAAGCACGGTCTGCGCCTGCTCAGAGATCGTGCTCGCGATGAGCGCGGAATCAATGGTGTTGGGCATGGTGGTGGGGTTGGGTTGGGTTGGGTTTGCTTGGTTTCCTGTGGCGTTATTGCCTCATGAAATTAGTTGCGCCGAGCCGCGAAGATCGCGGTCTTGTGCGCCTTGAAAAGTTCGGCTGCGAGCTTCTTGTCGCCTGCCTCGACGGCGGCGGCGTAAGCCTCGACGGGATTGAAGGGGGCGGCCTGTGCGTCCATCTCGATCTCGACATCGGAGGGGAGCAGACCAGCGGCGCGGAGGGCTAGGTCACGCACCTTGGAAAGCCGGGCGACTTCCAGATCACGCTGCTCGACTTCAGCCTTCAGCGCGGAGAGATTGCGATGGGCGGTCTCAAGATCGGCGCGGAGGTTGATGACCTCGGCCTTGGTGTTCTCAAAATTGAGAACGACATGGGAGAGCTTGCTCGAGAGCTTTTCCTCGGGGAGGTCTTCCACGGGAGCAGGGGCGACGACGACTTCCTCGACCTTCTCCTCTGCGGCAGGCTCGGCCTTCACTTCCTCATCCTTCTCGACGGGGGCCTCGGCAGGGGCGGCTTCCTCGGAAATGTTCTGAGTCCCCTCGGGGCCTTTCACTTCGAGTTCGGCGGTGACTTCCTCGGCCTTGATCTCCTCGACGGGAGCCTCGGCGGGAACTTCTACGGGGTTGATGTCTTCTGGCATAGCTTGAAAAAGGCCGGATGGGTTCGCTGCGGGCTGATCCACGATGTCTGCGGAGTAGATCTCCATGCACCGGGCGGCACGGACGATCTCGACGCCGCCTTCAACTGACGGAGGGAGTTCGCCGCTGTTCGGCTCAACCTCTTCGCTGTCATCAGAGGGAACCTCGACATCCTCGCTCTCTCCCGAGAAGGAGATGGAAAGACCAAAAGAGCCAGGCATGGTCTCGGCCATCTCGAGGATCTTCTCGAAATCGTCGTGGCTCTTAATCAGGTGCAGATCGGCGCGGAGCTGGAGGCCGTCGATCTGGAAGTCACGGAGGACTCCGACCATGGCGTCGATTCCCGTGTAGTGATCCATCTTAACCCGGAGGCCGTCGACGTAGGTCTCGGCACAAGCCTTGACTTGCTCGAGCGTCACGCCGTCCACGATCATGCCGTGGCCCTTGGCCTCTCCCTCGGTGATGACCGAGACGCCGCGAAGGACGCCAGCTTCACGGTCTACCCGTGAGCCAGTGGCGGCGGCGAAGAAAGTCAGCTTCTGCATATTGAGGAAATGCGGAGTGTCAAACGGCGGGGTCAGTCACCGGGTCTGGTGCCGGAGGTGGAACGGGTGAACCGGGCGCAGGAGGGAAGACTTCCTGAACGCTGATCTCGACGCCTTCCTCGGCGGCGATCTCGGCAACCCGCTTCTTGCGCCGAACGGCTGCGCGGATGGTGTCATCCAGCACCTTGTCGTGATCCTTCCCCTGCATGTTGTAGTAGTCCTGCGGGGAGATCTGACCACGGAGCAGCATGTCGCTGTAGAGGCGACCGTCTCTGCCTATATCGACACTCACTTTCATGGGGGCCGTAGCCTCCATGCGCCACCAATCAGTCCCATCGTTCGGCATGGGCAAGCGTCCGGCCTCGATCTCCTGCCAGATCCAGAACCTCCAGAACGGAGCAACGAATGACTGGATGATGATCTCCTGAATCCGTGAAATGGTCTTGGCGGCATCCTCCATGGCGAAACGCATGGTCGCGCCCCCGGCCTCCTCGGGATCGAATAGCACCGAGGCAGGCATGTTGAACCCATGCGCGATGTCGCGTCGGAGATACTTCAGAAAGGTGTCGAGGTTCGCGGAGGGGTGGGCGTTGTTGAAACTTTCGATGCGCTCTCCCGGCTTCAACTGCGGGATGATGGAACCCTCGGTGAGAATGTCCTTGGTGATGCTGCCGCCTGCGGCCTGCACCTTCTGAAGTGAGGAGCCAAGGCCGATCTGCCCGGCCTCGGGCGAGGTGATGACGAAGGCCAGCGAGGAGCCGAGCTTCGCGCTCATCTTTTCGTAGCCCAAAATCTCGGTGATGTCTTGGAGGTGATCGGCGGCGCGGTGGAGCCACGGGCGGGATCTCACCTGACCGATGCGGTCAACCTTCCCGACGCGGGTGAGGTCGTCGGCAGAGAGCTCGTTATACTCGGCATAGTTGCCGGGAGCCTTCAGAACGCGGTAGCGGGTCGGCGCACCCAGCTTGCTGACCTTCACGCCGTCCACCCACCCGTCCTTCACATCCCCATGGGCCGATCCGACATTCTCGCCCGGCACGATACGGAACATGGCGCGGCCAGAGTTGCTGGTCTGCTTCTGCCAGAAGCAATCGCCAGCGAGGGCCATCTGCTTCACCAAGATTTCCTGTGCGTCGTAGAAGTTGACTTGCTTGGAGACATCCACTCCGAAAGCGGAATTGCCACAGGCATCCTCGAAAGCCCGCTCTGCCATGCGGTTCCAGTTCTCATCGGCGGTCTTGGCCTGCGGAATGAGAGGCCCGACAAACTTGGCAACGCCGTCCACCGCACGGGCGGCTAGGCCGATATTCTCATACAGGAAAAACGACTTCTTGGTCTGCTCGATCCGGGCTGAAGGGGTGAGAGACTTGCTCGCGTCAAGCGTCGGCGTATAGATCCACATCCGCTGCGGCGATGCGATGCCGTCGGCAGAGGAGAAGTTGGTTGCCTTCTTAGGACGACCCGCTCCGGGTCGCGCACCACCACGGGTTGAAAGATTTGATTTCTTAGGCATTTCAAACACGCCCTGTCAAACAAGCCGGTGGGAACCGGCGCGTAAGATCACGCGAAAGCGTGACCCGGAGGGCGGCACCGCTCGCCGGGAGGCGAGTGCCGTCCCAAAATCAAACAGAAATCAAATGGCACAGCCCCTTGGAATCGAACCAAGCCAGATGGTTTTGGAGACCTTCTCGCCAGCCTTGGAACATTGGACTGCTAAAATGGTTCCCTGATCCACGGCGTCCCGTGGCCTTCACCAGTCAGGGGCTGGTGCCTGGGCTCCTTCACGTCCATTGGCCGGAGAGGGGGCTTGCAGGGATTCAATCGGAAATCAAACTGACCAACGCACTGCGCTGAAGTCGGGAGAGGTGCCAAGCTGACGGCCACTGGGGCCTTCCGCGATGATCGCCTCGATGGCGGCGAGAAGGAGATTCGCAGGGACGCTCATCTGTCCCGTCACGCCGCCGCCCTGACCATAGGACGAGATGACGACGCTCTCGTCGATCTTCCCAAATGCCTCGTCTGCCAAGGCATCAAGCTCCTCTGCGCTGAACTTCCGCCTCAGATACCGCTTGACCCCGGAGAGGTCTTGAAGCTGGTCTATTTTATAGGAGTCGGCCATGTAGGCCGCCCCGTGTCAAACAAGCCCGTGGGAACGGGCGCGTAAGAGTAAATCAGGAGATTTTCGACTGAT